GAAGCCTCGCGAGGGCTTGGGGCAAGGACGGTCCCCCAAAAGCCTTCGTCGACATCGCCAAGACCCGCCGCGTCAAGACGATCGCGCCGGTTCGGACCGCCGTTCAATGCCGCGATGCCATCTGCAACGGCTACCCGGTGACGGTGGCCAGCATGTTCGGGACCAGCGATATCCGCGAACGCGATGGGCGGATGGTGGCGCGTCGCAACACGCAATGGGCGCATCAGATGTGCTGCGTGGGGTACGACGGTCGCGGGCTGGTGGCTTACTTCTACGTGCTCAACTCGTGGGGCGAGGCCGCGCATCCGAGACCGCTGCAAGGCGAGCCGCCGGGCGGATTCTGGGTGACGGTCGACGATATGCAGTGGATTTGCTCGACCGGAGATTGTTGGTCGTTCAGCGACTTGGACGGGTTCCCCGCGAGGGAATTGGACTTCAACGTGTTTGGTCAAACGAAGCGTGAGGCCCGCGCTGTGGCTGACGCTCGGAAGACAACCCTTTCATTCTGAGGTGTGACGTGTCCCGCATTCTGTCCGCTCTGGCCATCGCCCTGTCGCTCGTCTCGGGAGCCATCGCCGACGATCCGCCGTTGGACTTCGGCGTGTTCGACCCGATGCCGCAACTTGTAAGCAATCCTTACACGTTGGGTGCCCCGCTCGATTTTGACGTGTTCGGGGCCGGGAAGACGGTCGTGGTCGCGGAACCGCTGGACTTCAGCGTGTTCGAGCCGATGGACACAAAGCCCAGCGTGAGCATCAAGCCTGCTGCGAAAATTGTCCCGACGCCGACCAAGACCGGAGGCTACCCGTTGAGAACAACCCGGTGGACCGGCCTGCCGAAAGACCGTGCCGCCGCTGTGACGCATCTCTCGACCGGGGCGCACGCGGGCATCTTCGATTTGACGTGGCTGGCGAGTCTGTCGATGGACGAACTCGAATCGCTGCACGCGGATCATCACGAGGGGTGCATCGACGAAACGGCGGTCAAGCGGGCGAAGATTCTGCCTGCCAAGCCGCTGCCGGTCGCGAGTGTGCAGCAACCGCAATGCACGGTGTTCTGGAATGGTCGCCAGTGGGTGAGGGTGTGCAGGTGAAGTAACCGAAGCCCGCTTTCTGTTGGAGAGGGGGTGGTCAATCTCGCCGCGAATGATTCACGGCGTGGGGGCACGGATGCCCTGTTTTTCTGTGAGGTGCAGCATGGTCAAACGGATGCTCGACCTCGCTGAGTTTGCGTTGTGGCTGGTTCTCGCCGCTGTGGCGTGCTGGGCCTATCGATTGTTGGAGCCGTGATGAGTTCGGTCATCGAAGAAGCTGCTGGAATCCTTGCCGAGCGTGCGGCTGCGTATGGCAATCCGATTCCGAACCACGAACGCATCGCCGCGTTTTGGACGGTCAAGTTTCGTCGCAAGCTGAAAGACGGCGAAATCGTTACGGCAAGCGATGTTGCCCAGTGCATGCGGTTGGTAAAGGAATCGAGACTTATCGAAACACCAGGGCACCGTGACAGCCTCGTCGACATTTGCGGGTACGCCGACTGCGAGAACGTGATTGCCGAGGCCAGCCATGCGGGTGCGCATTCTTCGCAAGATGTGGGATGTGTCGTTTGTCCCGAGAAAAGACCTGCCGAGGACTGTGGACGGGATGTGCAGCGAGCCGGACAAGCCGGGCAAGTCAATCACGGTTGCCGCGTCTCTGACCGGTGAAAGACGGCTCGATGTAATCATTCACGAGATGTTGCACGCGGCGGACTGGCACAAAGACGAGGAGTGGGTGGAGGAAGTCGGATCGGACATAGCTCGGGCGTTGTGGCGATTGGGATATCGGGGGCCAACGGATGGCACGAAGTAGATCAAAGCCGATCAACAACATCGTGGTGGTGAGCGATACCCACTGCGGTTGTGGTCTCGCGCTCATGCCGCCGCAATTCTCCACCGATGAAGGGGTCGTCGTCGGGCAATCGCCATTCCAACAAAAGCTGTGGGGAATGTGGGAAGAGTTTTGGGGTGAGTGGGTGCCGGAGGCAACGCGCGGGGAACCGTTCGTTGTCGTTCACAACGGGGACGCAGTCGAGGGCGTTCACCACGGATCAACGAACCAAGTGACGGCGAACCTGCTGTATCACAAGCGAATCGCAAGAGCGGTGATGCAACCGGTCGTCGATGCGTGCGAAGGCCGCTATTACCACATCCGGGGGACAGAGGCGCACGTCGGGAAATCGGGCGAGTTTGAAGAATCGCTTGCCGAAGACCTGGGCGCGATCCCCGATCAAGGCGGGCACTTCGCCCGTTACGACCTATGGATCAAGATCGGCGATGACGGGGACTTGGTTCACCTGCTGCACCACATCGGCACCACGGGATCGGCGGCATACGAAGCGACAGCGGTGCACAAGGAATTGACGGAGTCGTTTAACGAGGCGGCACGGTGGGGGCGGCAACCGCCGTCGATCATTGTCCGGTCTCACAGACATCGGCACATTCAAACGGTGATGCCTTGGATCAACGGAGAAGCAAGAGCGGTCGTAACGCCAGCGTGGCAGGGAAAAACCCCGTTCGCGTGGAAGATTCCGGGCGCAAGACTCAGCGAACCGCAGTTCGGCGGCGTGTTGATTCGGAAATCGCATGGTCGTCTGTTCGCGGACGCCAAGGTGTGGACGATAGCGAGGTCGAACACGGAAGCGTCTCTGATTCCGGAATCACCGTCGAACTCTGGCGTGAAGCCATCGAGGACGCTCGCAAAAACGGGCAAAAGCCGCCGGGATACCTGACAGCGTTGCAACTGGCCGAGATTTGGGGATTGTCGATTTACGTCACGCGACGGGAACTGAAGTCGCTGATTCAACGCGGAGTCGTGCTGGTCGGATCGACCGGCGGTGAAAGCATTTCTGGCAGGCGTGTGACAGTCCCAGCCTACAAGCTCAAGACTGACGGCAAGGTGTACTGATGGCTGAAACAGCATGGGCGAGCTTCGCGTCAGCCACATTGACCGGCGACTGGTCTTTATATCCCGGCAGCCGCGTTTTGACGCAAGACGGCAGCAACGCCGACTGGGGCAATGCTGGCATCAACGTGAGCGCCACGCTGCTCAATCCGGGATTCTCAGACCTGCCGGACTCCGCCACGATCACCGGATTCAATGTTCGGTGCTACGCGCGGGAAACAAACTCCGGGCAGGTGTACGCCTACCAAATCTACCTGCGTCAAGCGGGGTCGGATTACGGCAGCAACCGAGGCGGAACGACAGCCGGATTCAAGATTCAATCAACGTTCCAGTGGCACTCATGGGCTGTGACGGACGGCACGGTGACGCCAGCGCAAGCCAAGGCGTCGACGTTCGGTGTGAGAGTTGGGTTTGACGAAACCGGAAACCAAAACAGCCCGAGCCTTGAAGTCGACGCTTTTCAGATTCAGGCGGTGTACACGCCAGCAGCAAGCGGAAATCCCAACACGGTCGGTATCACTCGCAGGAGACGATAAACATGGCGACGACAATCGGTGGAGATCACGTTTCGCAAACGAATCGTTCGGCTGCCACGCCGTACGTCATCACATGGACAAGCAACGCATCGGGGGCGTACTCCGAAACGATTGCGATCCGGTCGCCGGGCGAACTGGCCGAGGTCGATTTTGTGCCGGGATCACCTGCGCCGACGGCCAATTACGACATCGTGCTGAACGATGAGCGAGGCGTCGACGTGCTGTCCGGCCAAGGTGCCAATCTGTCGGACACGACTCCTTACGTGGTCGCTCCCGGTATTGCGGTCAAGGATGGCACGACTACGAGCGTGGGCTATCGCTTCGTGGCTGGCAATCTGTCGTTGGCGATTACCAACGCAGGGGCGAGCAAGCAGGGCACGATTGTGCTGTGGGTGCGATGAATCATGCTGAACACACTGCGAGCATGCGGCGTCGTGATGGTCTACGCTTGTGTCGTCATTTTGATTACACTGGTCGTTGCCGTGTTGGCGGTGCCGATGCTCGTGGTTGGGGTGTGTGACGTGGCTTGCCGTGTGATTCATGCGGTGAAACGCGGGTGGAATGAGGCCGCGTGAGGTGGGGTGCAACGGGTCCTTCCGAGGCCCCCCCGTACGTATCGCGGTGATGACATCGCACAATTCTTGTATCAAAACGATTCAAAACCCGGTTCCTCCCATATCTTTTTGACGCGGCTGGCATGTGCCCAAGAAAACCGTCCTGAAAACCCGTGCGGAATTGGCTCGCAAGTTCGGGAAATCCGAACGGGTGATATCGACCTGGCTGGGCGAGGGGATGCCCGGAGCGCCGGGGGCCTATGTCTGGGAAGATTGTGCCGAGTGGGTCGCCAACCGTGGGGACAAGCGGAAGGGGGTGAAGGTCGCCGAAGCCGACGACATGGATGCGTCGGGCGACACGTCCGAATGGCTGGAAGAATACCGCAAATGGCGAGCGAAACAGGAAGAGTTGAAGTACGCGGTTAAGCGCGGCGAACTCGTGGAGCTTGAATCCGTCCGCGATTTCTTGCAGCAGTTGGCCGGGCGGTTCCGGTCGTTTGGGGAGCGGTTGGAAAAGGCGTCCCCGGAGATGCGGACCGAGTTGGACGCGATCCTCGAACAAGGGAAACAGGAGGTAGAAGGGCTTGGCATCGCTCGAAGCGGCGATGGCGAATCGTGTTGATCCGTCCGCGTTCTCGCGGGAACTCGGTCGATTCTACACGCTCGCCAAAGCTCCCCGGCTGCGCTCCATTCGGGAGTTTGCGGAACAAGAAGTCGTCATTCCGGACGGCCCGTTCCGTGGGTTCCGGTTCAGTGTTGAGCGACAGCCACACGTTCGGCTTTGGTTCGACGAGATCACGTCGGGTCGATGGAAGCGGCACGTCCTGACGGGGCCGGTTCAGTCGGGAAAGTCGCTGATCGGGTTCGTGATACCCGCGATGTACCACCTATTCGAGCACCGGGAGACGGTGATTCTCGGCCTGCCGTCGATGGAGATCGCGGGCGACAAATGGGAGATGGACATCGAACCGGCGATCCGGGCCAGCCGATATCGCGACCTGATCCCTACCAGGGGGACCGGGAGCCGTGGGGGGAAGTTCGACAGCATCCAGTTTAAGAACGGGGCCGTGCTCAAATTCATGAGCGGCGGCGGGTCCGACAAAAAGCGGTCTGCGTTCACCTCGCGGGTGTTGATCGTCACCGAGACGGACGGGCTTGACGAAGCGGGTGATTCGTCGCGGGAAGCCGATCCCCTGCGGCAATTGGAAGCCCGCACCGCGTCCTACGGCGACAAGGCTCGGATTTACCTCGAATGCACGGTGTCCCTTGAGGCGGGCCGAACGTGGCAGGAACTCAAGGGCGGGAGCGACAGCCGGATCGCCCTGCGGTGTCCGCATTGTTTGCGGTGGGTGACGCCCGGTCGTGAGTCGCTGGTGGGCTGGCAAGGTGCGGAAGACGAGGTAACGGCGGCGGAACGGTCTGCGTACTACTGCGATTTGTGCGGGACGATGTGGACGGAGCCGCAACGCAAGGCCGCACACGTCGACGCCAAGCTGGTGCATCGCGGGCAGGAGATCACCGAGGAAGGGACCATCGTCGGAGCCGCGCCGAGGACGTTTACGCTGGGCTATCGGTACGCCGCGCCGAACAACTTTTTCCGGTCTGCGGGGGAGATCGGGGCGGCGGAATGGCGTGCGGCCAAGAGCGATGACACGGAACTGACTGAGCGGGAGATGTGCCAATTCGTTTGGGCGATCCCCCCAAAGCCGTCTATCGAGGCGTTGGTCAATCTCGATGCGCGGGTGTTGGCCGAACGCATGCAACACCCTGGGCGCGGGTTTGTGCCGTCCGATGCGTTGCTGGTGACGATGGGCGTCGACATCGGCAAGCATATCTTGCACTGGGTTGTCGCTGCGTGGCGTGGGCAGGCACGGGGCCAAATCATCGATTACGGGGTGGTCGAGACGAACGCCCGGCAGTTGGGCGAGGATCGGGGCATTTTCTTTGCGCTCCAGCAATTGCAGGAGACCGCGAACGCCGGGTGGAACAAGTCGGGCCAGTCGATCCCGGCGGCGGCGGTGTGCATCGACTCGGGGTATCGGGCCGAGTTGGTGTACGAATTCTGCAAGGCCGACAACGCGAAGTTCTTCCCGTCGAAGGGGTTTTCCACCACGGAATACAGTCGCCCGACGGCGGTGGGGCGGCACACGGTCCACATCGGCGAGGGGTATCACGTCGAAAGACTGGCATCCTCGGGCGGCGTTAAGTTGATCGAAATCGACGCGGACCATTGGAAAAGCCGCTTGCATGACGGCTACTCGTGCGCGCTCGATTCGCCGGGGGCGGTGACGCTGTTCCACACGGGAGAACACGGGGTCCACATCTCATTCGCAAAGCATCAGACGGCAGAACGGAAAGAGCGGGAGATGGACCGGCGGCGTGGTGAGGTCGTGCGGTGGGTGAACGAGCACAAGCGGGCGAATCACTGGTTCGACGCTGCCGTGCTGGCGATGGTGGCCGGGTGCCACATGGGGGTGAAGCTCAATGACGATCCCGTATCACACGACACGCCCGGAAGTTGGTTTGCGCAACAGCGAAAGCGGTGACATGGAGCGAATCACCGACCCGGAGTGCCCCGTGTGTGGTTGTCCGCAATCGACCGTTGTTTCGCAGTCGACGTGGTGGGGCAAAACCACGGTCAAGCGGGCGTGCGGACATTGCGGGAACCAGTTCTTTGCAACGGAAGAAGCCGAGAAAGCTAAGTCGGTGGTGCGTTTCGTGCGTGTCCGGTGCCCGCATTGCCAGTCGAAAAACTGCCGGATCACCTCAACCCGTGGTCGGATTCGCTGGCACAAGTGCGGGGACTGTCAACAGCCGTTCCAATCCGTTGAAGATGGCGATTAGTACAGGATCAATACCGCATTGAGTTGCGGGCCTATCGCTTACTCCATGCTCTGGGAAAATCATCCCATGAGCGTGTCGAGTCTCAATACCGCGATGGAGTCTGCGGTCGCCGCGATGGAAGCGGGCGATTACGCGGACGCCATTACGTACGCCAACAAAGCGTTGGCCTATATGGCGGTCATTCCTGATTCGCGGCACGGTTCCGGCGAAATGCGGTGGCGCACTTCCGGGATCGAGGCGTTCATCAACCAGTGCCGCAAGATGCAATCGTCGGCCAATGGGATCGGTTCGACGACCGGCGTCATGCAACAGCAGTTGGTGCGGTACAAGAACTCCGACGAGGAATTGTATTGATGGGGCTTTGGTCGCGGATTTACCGAGCGGTGATGGGCGACGACTCCGCCCGCGCTTGGGATGCGGCCAAAACAAGCCGTCTTAACGAGGCCCAATGGGCTTCCGCCAACGGCGAAAACCTCAACGACAAGATCGGTTTGCGGCTCGAAACGCTGCGGAACCGGTCCCTCGATGAAGCGGAGCGGAATCCGTTCGTCGACGGCATGATCGAGACTTACGTCGCGTCCGTGGTGGGTGTGGACGGGCCGACGTTGCAGGTTCAATCGGACGACGAGGATTTCAACCAGTTCGCCGAGGCCGTGTGGCGGCGATGGTGGGAACTGCCGGACATCAATGCGCAGTTGTCTGGCGTGGAACTTCTTCGCCAGTGGGTGCGGAGTCTGTGGTGTTGCGGTGAATTCCTTGAAGTGTTGACGCAAGACCGGGAGTCGGATTGGGTTACGCTTCGGATTCAGGATATTCACCCCCGACGCCTAAAGACGCCGGTCGGTCTGGGCATGAATCGCATGCTGCGGGACGGCGTGGAGCGATCCGACACCGGCAAGCCCCTTGCATATCACATTGAGTCGTTTGCCGCTGGCGAAATGCTGGCGACGACCACCGGTGAACTCACCCGCTACACCGCCGACCAAATCATTCACGGGTTCAAGCAACGGGAACCGGGCCAAGTGCGCGGCATTCCGTGGCTCGCTCCGGTGCTGCAAACGTGTGCGGACATCCGGTGCTATGACGAACAGGTGATGGATGCGGCCCGCAGTGCGGCGGATATGTCCGTGCTGCTGTACACGGATCACCCCGACGCGACCTATGTGGCCGTCAACGAACAAACGGTGGTCGAACGGCGGACGATTCGCACGCTGCCGCCGGGTTGGAAGGCCGCGCAAATGCAAGCCGCGCAGCCGACCGCACAGTATGCCGACTACCGATCCGAGCGACTGAGGGAGATCGGACGACCGGTCAACATGCCGTTAATGATGGTTCGCCTGGATTCGTCGAATCACAACTATTCGTCGGCTCGTTTCGACGGGCAGATGTTCTCACGCGAGACGGCGACTTGCCAAAGGTGGCTGGGCCGAATCGCGTTGAATCGCATTTGCCGATTGGTCATCCGCGAAGCCTCGCTGATCGAGGGTGTTGCGGTTCCTGAGTCGTTCGACCTGCGATGGACGTGGGCCACGATGCCGCACGTTGATCCGGGGAAGGAAGCCAGTGCCGCCGAGACCGCGTTGGCGAACAACACGACCACGCTGGCCGACGTGTGCGCCACCTCGGGCAAGGATTGGGAACAAGTTCTCGCCCAGCGTAAACGAGAAAAGAAGCTGATGGAAACGCTGGGATTGCTGCCAGAAACGCCGGTTGTTCCGGAAGCCGCGCCGCTTTCGCCTGCCCAACAGCGCCACATTCGCGAACTGGTCGAGGCCATTATCGAGCAGGAGGTGCGCGCATGAACTGTGACATCACGACGCGATCAATGGCGATCACGCCGGGGACGATTGACGAGCAATCGCGGTCCGTAGAAGCGGTGCTATCGACCGAAAATCCCGCGATGGTGCGTTCTTCCAAAGGCGTTATTGAAGAGGTTTTGCGGGCTGATGGTGCTCAATTCGGCCAGCAACTCCCCTTGATCGACGGCCACAACACAAGCTCCAGCGACAACATCCGGGGATCGGTGCGTGACCTTCGTCTCGAAGGGAACCGCGTCGTCGGGCGGGTGCATTTCGCCGAGACCGAGACCGGCAATCGGGCTTGGGATTTGGTGCGACAAGGCCACCTGACCGACGTTTCCATCGGCTACCGGGTGAACAACTGGGAAGACATCCCGGCGAACTCGGCGCGGATGGTCAATGGGCTGGAATACCGCACGGGTCCGCGACCGCTTCGCGTGACAACGTCATACACGATTCGAGAAGTCAGCTTGGTCCCCGTCGGTGCGGATCAAGCTGCGAAATTCCGTGCCGACGACTTGCAAACAGGAGTGCCAGACATGGCCGAACAGACTGCCGTGGAGCAGGCCCCCGAAACGGCGGTCCGCTCGGAAAGCAACGCGAGCGTCACCCAGGTTCCGGACGTGACCCGGATGGTGATTGACGCCGACAAGGTTCGACAGGAAGCCATCGAAGCCGAACGCGCTCGCGTGGCGGCGATCCACAAGGCTGCGGGCGACGACATCCCCGCCGAACTGGTTCAGCGCTCGATCACCGAAGGGTGGGGCGCTGAGAAGTACACCGCCGTGTTCCTCGATCACCTGCGGTCGCATCGTGCCGAGCCGGTGAAGGGTGACAACCGCGCCCCCGCTGGTCACGTCCGCAACGACGAAAAAGACCTGACGCGGAGCGTGATGGTTGCCGCGTTGCAACAGCGCTGCGGCACGTTCGACTTCGACGCGCTGCCGGAAGGTGAACGCGAACAAATCGCCAACACCGCCGAACGCTTCGCGGGATACTCGTTGATGGAGATGGTTCGGGAATGTGCCCGGATCGACAAGGCCCGCGATCCGGATAGCGGATCGGAACCGTTCGGCAATGCCGGCTACATCCGTGCCGCCGTGTCCGGTTCGACTCTGTCCTACGTCTTCACGACTTCGATGCAAGCCAAGCTGTTGGCCGCGTACGAGGAAACGGAAGACACGACGGTTTGGTGCGCCGAAGAAGACGTGCCGAACTTCCGGACCAACGACATCATCACGCCGGGTTCGGTCACCCGCATGCAAAAGCTGGCTCGCGGAGCGACCGCCGAGCACGGGCAAACCGACGACAAGCGGGAACAGTACAAGATCGCCCGCTACGCGCAGCAAATGGTCATCGACGAACAGGACATCATCGACGAGAACCTGGGCTTCTTCAACCAGCTTCCCGCCGAGTACGGGCAATCGGCTCGCAACCTGCGTCCCGACCTCGTCTATGCCCTGTTGCTGCGGAATCCGACGTTGGCGGCCACGAGCGGGGCGCTGTTCAACGCGACCGCGCAATCGTTCGCCACGGCTGCGGGGCACGCAAACTTGGCCACCGGCGGATCGTCCGCGCTGTCGGCCACGAGCCTCAAGACCGGTATCACGTCGATGGGCAAGATCGTGAAGTACGATCCGACCGGCGGCGTGCGACAACTCAACCTCAAGCCGCGTTACTTGTTCTGCCCGTCCGACTTGGCGTTCACCGCGCGTGAATTGCTGGGTTCGACCGGGATCGTCATCGCCGGAACGGCGGGGTCGGTCACCGAGCGCGGCAACATGAACACGCTCAACGGCCTCGGGATTCAGTTGGTTGTCGAAAACCGACTGAACGCCACCGGTGTCATCGATCCGTCGAACAACACCGCGTACACGGGGACCGCCACGAACTGGTTCCTCGCCGCGCAAGCGGGCCGGACTGTGCGTGTCGGCTACCTGTCGGGCACCGGTCGTGCTCCGCAGATTCGCCGGTTCGTTCTCGACAAGGGCCAGTGGGGCATCGGTTGGGACATCGTGATGGATATCGGCGTGATGGCCGACGACTACCGGGGCCTCTACAAGTCCGCCGGTGCGTGATTTTGGCTGACGATGGCGGGGTGCATCGTGTGCCCCGCCTGTTTCTCGCAACAAGACTCGGAGGGTTTCAAACATGGCTGACGGTACTTTCGTCGCCGAAGATTGCGAGCGTCAGCTTACGCTTGCGGCTGCGGCTTCCTCGGGTGAAGTGCAACAGTTGCCCGGCGGTCGTGCCGGTGTGCTGGCGGGCCTCAATGCCGCCGAATCCGGCGACAAGCGGGTGTTCTACGATGAGGGCAAGTTCCTCATTACCAAGACCTCGGGCGTCGTCTTCCTTGACGGTGGTCGTGTGTACTGGGATCACTCCGCCAATGCGGCGACATACAAGACGGTCAACGACCGCGACTTCTATGTCGGGATCGCGGTGGGTGACGCGGCCTCGTCTGACACGACCGTCTTGGTCGACCTGAACAAGCAACCGACCTACACGTTGGACGCGGTTCGCGGTCGCTCCCTGTCGGTTGCCACGGGGACCGCTGCGGCTGGCGGCTTCGGCCTGCCGGTGAACTACGGTGGTTCGCTGGGCCTGTCGCTGACGGCCACGAACGAGGCCCAGTGCATCGACCTGTTGTCGGTCGACCGGTTGGCGGTGGGGGCGAATCCCATCGTCGAAGGGATCGTGCGCCTCGCGGCCAACGGTTCCACCAGTGCGGTCGACATCAGCTTGGGCCTTGCCAACGGAACCAGTACGACCGACGCCGACGCGATCACGGAACACGTCCTGTTCCACATCGACGGAGGCGCGTTGGACATCCTCGCGCAATCGAAGGATGGAACGACGACGGTCACCGCGACCGACACGACCATCGACATCACCGCTGGCTCGGCGGTGGCGAACGCTTTCGAGTTCTGGATCGACGCCCGCAATCCGTCGAGCGTGGCACTGTACATCAACGGGGCGCGGGTGCTGTCTGGCACCACGTTTTCGCTGGCTGCGGCGACCGGTCCGTTGGGCGTGTTGGCGCACGTCGAAAAGACGAGCGGAACGGCGACTGCCGGGCCGTTCATCATCGACATGCTGGTTGCTCGTTCGTCGGAGCAATGATCGCATGAGTCAGTTCAGTGACGATTTCGCCGCCTCTGCTGGTGCCGCGATGTTGGCCTACCAAGGCGACAGCATCACGCGCATCACAAGCGGCGGATCGTCATCGACTGTGACCGCGATTGTGAGTGACGAAAACATGGGCGGGGATGAAGCGGAGACCGATAGCGGCTTGGTTCGGATTCGGATCAAGTCGCTACAGGTCGCCGCAAGCCAAACGACCGCCATCGATGACACATGGACCATCGGCGGCGAGCGTTGGGCTTGCACGGGAATGACGGCGGCGCACGACGGATTGAAGGTCTTGACCGTGCGTCGAACTGATCGGGTTGCCTCACAAAGCTCTGCAAGACGTGGCGGATAATGCACTGGAAAGCATCACACGAGGGCTTGGAATCGTTGGTTGCGTCAAGCGCCACGTTCCGCACTGTCGTAGGTGCAGCCAATGCGACCGCCGCGAAGTCATACATTCATTTCGGGGGCACGGACGGGGAACCTTCTCGACCGTGCGCTCTGATTTCAGTGGATGGCGGGAACGTCGAAGAAACGACAGCGTTTTCTGCCTCGGGGTCGTTGGTGCTGTCGCTGGAGTTTCCGGCGACGCGGTATCCGACCGGGACTCGCGAGGCGAAATTCGTTCTGTTCCTGACGGACATCGACGCGATTTTGTCGGAAATGAACACGAACGGTCGGGACGGAACGGTGAACTGGCGGATGGTTGGTTTTGAGTCGGTCGTGCCGCCGCACCTGAAATCGGACTTCGAGGGCGATCCTGAAGAACCGTATTACACCGCGTCTTTCCTGATCCGGTGGACCTGATGCTGAAAGCCTCACTTATCACGATTGATCCGGTGTTGTTCGTCCGCGAACACAATCGGATTCTTCGCGAGGTGAACCGGCAAGCAGCGGTCTACCACCACGAGAAGCACATGCCCGACCATTTCAAGATGGTGGGGTATACCAAATACGGTATCTCGAAGCGGTCCAGCAAATACAACAAGCGGAAGCAAAAGAAGTACGGGCACGTTCTCCCGAACGTGTTCACCGGCCTGACGCGGCAACTGGTGCTGAGCCAACGCAAGATTCGAGCCACGCCGAAGGGTGCTCGGTTGGAAATGCGGGCTGCGTTCCGCGGTGGGTCCGGTCGGATTCGCTGGCGGGCTGGGATGAATCGGAAACAAGTCGATTCGGCGATGGAAGCGATCAAGCGTGTCGCCGAGTTAGAAGCCACGAGCCAAGACGAAATTGTGACGCTCGCCCGGTTGCGTGGTGAATGGTACGCGCGGGGCGTGAGGCAACATATTCAATCCGGCGGTCGAATCCGCAAACGAGCGAGAGGGTAACGTATGACGACTCCGTTGCGGCACGACGTTTACCCGTGCTCTGTCGACTCGACCACGATCAACGACGTGCGGTCTGTGACCGTGTCGCCGGGTGTGTCGCATATCATCATGATTCCGGGCGGTGCTCTGTCGCCGGACGGGATCGCGATGAATTACGCCGACCCGACCGTGAACATCACGAGCGGCGATATCGCGACCGTGTTGGCCGGGACGGGTGTTGCTACGGGGCTGATCGGATCGTCCGCTTGGGAAGTCCAGTACGAAAAGCGTGCCTCTGGCGGGGCCTATTCCGGGTCGACATCGCACGTCACCCTGAACGGCACGAACTGCCTGCTGTACACCACGAGCATTTCCGCGCAACAGGACGCGGCGGAAGGTGCCGAGATTCAAGCCACGTTGGTCGCGCTTTCGTCCGACGGCTACACCGCTCCGTTTGCGGTCAACGTCTCGCAATCGCTGACGGGAACGCCGGACGTTCCGCTTCGGCATGCTCTCGGGCCGGTCTACTGCAATGGTTCGTTGATCGCGGGCGTGACCGATTTCAAATTCGACACGGGCATCAAGATCGAGGCGAAAAGATCGGACGGCGGGGTGTTCCCGGTGACGTGTCACGTTACCGAACGACAACCGATGGTCGAGTTCTCGGTGCTCAATCCGGCCCTAATCGACGAATCCGCGCTCGGGCCGTTCATCTCCGCGCTGTCGGGTTCGGGCGTGGTGGGCTACCTGCAAGCCATCTCGCCGGGCGGGGGCCGAGTTGCCGGGGCGACCGGATCACACATTTCGATCACGGCGGCTACCGGGGTGTGGGTCTGCACGAACCAGCAAGGCACCGCACGCGGCGACGTGGTGACGACATTCCAAGCCAAGCTGACCGTGACGCCGACGGTTTCCACGAGTGCCACCCTGCCGTGAGGTCTGACATGCCCGAAGAAGAAAAGCCAAAGACGGTCGCCGAGCCGAGCGAAACCAAGCCCGAGACGTTCGGCACGAAGCCGAGCGACAAACTGCCGGAACCCAAATGAACTCGTTTTACGTCTACATCCCCGGCAAATTCACCTCGCCGGCAGCGGCGTTCGCGCATGCGGGCCTGTCGTCGATCCTGCCGAACGCATCGTCGTTCGACAGCCATCGAACGCCCGAGGGCGAGGGGAAGTTCTACGTCTGGACCGACCCGACCAATCCGGCCAAGAACGTGCCGTTCCACTACGAAGCGGAAACGCAAACGTGGGAGAAGTCAGCGGACGGAAAGTTTTGGGTGGGCTGGTGTCACGACCGGGTGCCCGATCCGGAGTCGCTGGAGCGGACGGAAGGCGTCGGCGGGGTGATGGTCAAGCTCGGTGACGGCAACCTCTGGCGGATGCCGTCGATCAATGCCCTGCCGGTGTCGTTTCGCCTCGGTGTGGACGGCAAGGAAGGGGCACACGTCAAGCCGGGTTGGAAGGGCATTGAAAACCGGATGCTGTGGGCGTGGAGAACGCTCGAAAAGCAGGTCAACGGCGAATTGCCCAACGAAGCGGAATGTCGGCGGTACGTCGCCGAAATGCTCTGCGTCAATTACCGGATGGTCCCTGAAATCGCTTACATGCTGGGCCTGATCGACTCGGAAACGTGGGGCCAAGCGTTCGCGATGACGTTGGACTGGCAGCGACTGAGAAGCCTGAAACGGGAGATCGTAAACACGGGGGAGTTTGTGACGCCCGCGCCCTGATGGTGCTGGCGTGGTCGAAGGGGCTGGCAAGAGACTTTGAACCGATGTTGGCGGACCTGTTGTTGTTGCAGTGGTGGGGAATTCGATGAGCCAGAAAATCGAATTTGAACTCGCCGCGAACGACACCAGCGCGAAAGCTGCGTGGGAGCGCCAGCAAAAGGCGATTAACGGGGTCATCGAAAAGCTCGGCAAGCTGGAAGACGCTTCGGCCAAGGCGGGGAAGACGCAAGAGGGGTGGCTTACCGGCGGCGTTCAAAAGATCGGGGGCCTGCTGACCGGTCTGGCGAGTGTAACGACGGCCCTGAACATCATGGGCCGCGAATATGACAACATGGTGCAACGCCAAAACAAGGCGTTCGACATTCAGAAGACGCTGGCGGCGTCCCAACGGCAAGCGGTGTTGAATCTCGGTGTCGATCCGAACTGGAACGCCGAGAAGCTGACGAACGAACTGCGGGCAATGTCTGGCCGGGCGGGGATCGACGAGGCGCTGTTGACGGCGACCGCGTCGGATGCGTTGTCGGCCCGTGGTGATATGTCCGTCGAAAACACCCTCAAGGCGGTGGAAGCGGCGGCGAAGCTGATGCCCGACGCTCCTGCAAGCCTTCCGATGCTGGCGGCGTCGGCAATGGACCTGTCGAAGGGATCGGGTGCGACCGCCGAGCAATCAATCGGGTTCCTTCAATCGGTCGGGGCTGCGAGCCGCGTCACGAGCTTGAAGAACCTCGCCGAGAACATCGCGCCCGCGATCACCGGCATGACGAAGTTCGGCGACTCCGAGCAAGAGGCCGGGGCTATCCTCGCGTCGTTATCGGGCGGGATGGTTGACACGACCGGGGCGCAAACCAAAACGACCGGGATCGCGTTGGCGCAGCAACTCGAAAAGATGCTGCCGAAAGAGGAAGACACGCTCGCCCGTATTCGCAAACTGCAAAGCGACCCGAAGCTGGCCGCGAAGTTCATGAAGGAATCGTCGTTCGAGCGACAGGCGTTCCCGGTAATTCGGGCGTTGCTGTCGGCGGATGCGGGGACCGCTGAACGACGGGGCCTTGAG